ATCCATATTCCAGGCGGGTCTTTATATTTCCAAAGATTTCCATTCCCATCTACTATTTCTTGTCCAATAATTAGGATTGTACCATAATGAAAAAGTATAATCATCGAATAGTATATTGGGGTGGTATTGATAATACTATAATTCCAAGAGCCGCCCAGGCCTGTGGCACTGGAACGGGTGGGGCGGGAAGTGCTGCAGCAGCAGGATCAAGTGTTAGTGATGGTCAATCGGGACCACAAGAACCACAGGCGGGAGCGGAAGCTTCTACATGGGATAAAATAAAAGCTGCATTACCAATGTTAGCGGCAGGAGCATTAGCATTGGCCGCCATAGGTGGTGCAATAGCAGTATTAAAAAAGAAACCACCCAAAGTAAAGGCAACTACTGATGATGCGGGCAATACTTTTACGGGTCCTCCTACGGATCCTCCAGATAGTACTACTCCAAGTTTAAATGATATAATTGGGGGATTAGATGATCTAACAGTAAGTGATCCACCAGTTCCACCAAATGGATCACCACCATCAACACCAACTCCATTTACAGATATATTTGGAAATATATGGGATTGGATACCTAATCCTGCTCCTGGATTTTGGCAATTAAAAGCTAGAGGTGATTTCCAACCTACAAAATCAATTAATCTTATTGTTTCAGTATATGGTGGAGCCATTTCTTTAACCACATAACATAAATCTCCTAGTTCTATTCCTTCAGGTAATTCTTCATATAACTTATAAACTATTGAATGTGGATATTCCTTATACTTTTCCTCATCTGCTTGATAATTTATAATGAGATTTGATTTATTTTCATCAAATAACAAATAAGTATATAAATCCTTTTCACCTACAGGATAAGTAATTTTCCATTGATCAAATGGATTTTGTGAAGTTGCCTGAAATGTAGATGCTAAATGACCAACTCTTTCACCTTGAGCGGCCCAACTCTCTGAAACCATAAGTTGAATATTATTTTGAACTCCAGTAATAGTAGTAACATAAGGTTCATATATTGGAACTGCTGCACCTTGGCCCGTAGTTATAAATCGTGGTTCAACTGGCCCAAAATTTATCCATATTCCAGGCGGGTCTTTATATTTCCAAAGATTTCCATTCCCATCTACTATTTCTTGTCCAACATATTCGGGTACAGTATCCAGTATCCAATTTGGATCCTCCCAAACCCAAACATTTCCATCTTCATCTGTAAATGGTGATTCTGGATTTGGTGGTTCTCCTTCAGGAGGACCAGGTGTAGGTGGAGTAATCAATCTTAAAACTAATTCAGGAAGTGGTTGTTCTAAAATCCAATTTGAATTTTCTGATGTTTCTGGTTCAGTTTTATATCCAGTTATAAATGCTCTTTCCACTTGAAGAGTTCCGTTCATCATTTGTTGATTAAATCCAGGATCCTTGGGCGCTTTAGTTTTAAATTGAAATTCAGATTTATATGGCTCTGGAAATATAGCCTGTCCGGTATTAAATGTAAGACCGGCTAACATATTGGTAAAAAGACCAAAACTTAAATCACCTTGTACCCCCGTTAATGGTCTATAAACTTCAATAGGATTATATAATGAATAAAATTCATCTTTATATTTATCTAAATTAATTGATAGAGTACTTAAACGAACTTCTTTTTTATCGGCTGATATCTCATCTATAAAAAACTTATATTCTTTTACATCCAGTTCACTCGGTTCACTTCCATCCGCTGGTGGTCCGTTTCCTTGAAATACCTTACCATCATCATCTACATAAAAATCACCCATTGGTATTCCAGTAAGTTTTGGATCACCACTATGAACTATTCCTGATTCATCACCTACGGTTTTAGTTAATACAACTTCATCTGCTCCAGCTAGCCGTCTATAAAAGAAATACTTAACTTTATAATCACCACGTGTAAAACCAACTTTTCTTAAATCGTTTCCAGGTTTTAAATTTATATTATGACCATCATTCTCAAAATCTTCACTTATACCAGATTTAATATAGGTGTCAGCCAAATCATAAACATCAAATTTTATATAATCCTCCATATGATTACCAAAAGAAGGAAAAAGTTGGCCAGATGCTCCTAAAATTTCCATTCCTTCTTTTTTTAGAAGTTTAAAATCTTTATCACTTAATCTGGTTCGTTGTCGTGGCATTTTATATGAGTTCCTTTATTTCTCTATCTAAAACTTTATTCCATAAATCACCTTTATAATATATTGGAGATTTTTTATCAACTGGTATAAATTGGTCAGGTCTTTCATAATTTAATCCCGTATCTGGATTTTCAAATGCTAAAAATGTTCCCGCCTCATTTCTCAATGGTTTATTTTCTTCTATATTGATAACATTACCTTCATCATCTACCATTGTAGTTGCTTTTTGAAATTTTAAAGCATGTTGTAATTTATTTTCATAATCAACTCTATCTTGTTCATGAAGTTTTTGCCAAAATGGATTTTTTAGCAACTCTTTTTTTGTATATGGCATTTTTTATCTCACTACTTTAAACGAATGTTTTTCATCGAAATATGTTACAGTTTCATCGGCAGTTCCACTACCACTTACTATTTTATAATTTATTCTATAAAATCTTTCAGACTGTAATCCACTCATCCAAAAATTAAAATAATTCCCTGTTGAATCACAACTTACTACTGAACCACTTCCAAATGGTACAATAACATCTTCTGTATATGCGTCTTTAATTTGATAATATGTACTTCCACTTGGTAGATATTTTACCGTATTATATCCAGTTTGATATTGATCGGTAGCTGAATATGTTCTTTCAGGAAATCTTTCTCTACCAACAACTCTAAATTTTACTTTTGAATTTTCAGTGTATTTAGGTCGTAATCCTCTCATATAAAGAACCATATCTTCAACGTCAGTATTAGAAAGTGCTGATAAAGAACCAGTTGTCCATTTAGAATCATCCCAAACTACTTCTAACTTTGGTGGGTATACTGTATGAGTATCTCTTGAGAAAAAACTAAAATGCCCATAATGAGTAGTATTTCCTTCCTCTACATTAGAATTTGTATTTCCAATACTACCACTTCTTTTTATCATAAATCCTTCGTTTGAAACTGTACTATGTAACCATTTCCATACAATGTCAGATACGTCCATTCTTAAATCATCTGGTTCATGTGTAAAAGATTGAGAGGCTTCATATCCACTTCCACTATACCAAGTTCCACCAGATCCAGAAACAGTATTCCATTGTGTTCTCATAATTCCATTATCTTTCCATTTCCATCCCGCACCATCATCTACTGTTGGAGAATAAAGAAACTTTCCAGAACCATTTTCCCAAGATTGACTTACTGTATATCCATATAAAGTTTGTGAAATATTTAATTGAGATGAATTTGCATCATATAAATTTAAATAAAATTTTGTTTGTGAACCAGATGTAATTAATCCAGATGATATTGATTTTGATACATAGGTCAAATCAAATTTAATTAATGCTCGAGAAACATAAATAACATCACCCTCAGCATTCATATCTTTTCTAATTTCAAGAATTTCATCGAGTCCAGTATTCATACTTGCACTTCTTTCATATAATGTTGTATCTTTAGTTGGAAATTCAAAATAATGCATTTACTTTCTCCCTTTAAAAAACTTGTCCAACAGAATCACCAATCGCTCTTCCTTCTATATCTGTATTAGGATATTTTAATTCAAACATAGATGGATCTAATGAAGGATAAATAATTCCATTTTTTGCTGCGTAGTTTATATCATATATATTTCCAGAATAACCATCTGCGCTTTGCCACTTATTAGTAATCAAAACAGTATGTTTTTGTGGATTATCTTCTACAGGTGCAACAATTGCTCCAACACCATTAACATTTGAAATGGCCGCGGCTAATTCTGCAATGACAATTGGTTGATTAATTTGCCATCTATCTATATTAAAAAATTCTTTGATTCTTTCGATACATCTCAAAGTTATCTCACTTTTGTTAAAACCTTGTCGTGCTATAAAATTGAATTTAACTCCAATGTTAATAATCCATGCGTTTTTAATATTGACAGCGTCTGTTACTATTCTATATTGACCAAGATATATTTTTAAATTTTCTTTTACAGCAACATTTAATTGAGTAAGTTTTTTATTAGCATCATATCCAAGTGTATATAAGTTTAATGCCAGTGGGTTTGGAAGTCTTTTAATAGATGAAATAATATCTTTAGATTTAAGCTGATCTAAATTTCTTTCATCAATAAAAACTCCAGATCCAACTGTAGTTTCTACTTGCATATTAGGAATATTTAATTGTTCATCTTGAACAATATATGCCTTTGCAACTGCTCCGTATTTATTTCCCATTGCATATGTTCTTGTAATATAATCTTCCTTTGTTACTGCCCTACCTTGTGCTTGAAAGAATGCTAAAGTATTATTCTTAATTTCAATTATTGATTCTGCTGATTTTCCTCCTGTTGCTGGATATGGATTAGTTGCTGCCACCGATCTTTTTGTTGAAATAACTGTTTCTGCATTAAGTGAATTTTCTTCAATTGTAAAGGCAATCTCCCCTATGTTATTTATTGTATCTGCAGCAACATTATCACCAATCCCTCCCCCATAAACATATTTAATAGTAAGAGTTGTATTTGCTGGTGCTTGTCCATAAGCCTTTGTTTTTAAAAAATTTGCTGGATCAAAATATGTATCAAGAAAACTTGGACTTCCTGGTAATGAAGAACCGACTGAATTTGGATTTGGAACTATTTCTTCATCTGGACTATCTGATATTCCTGCTCCAAATCTTAATTCTGTTGAACCATCTTGAACAATATAAGTAATAAATCGTCTTGGTGTTCTTTTTAATTTTAATAAATATGGAACTTGATCGTTATATTGAACTAAATCTGGATCATTGGCTGCTGTATTCTCTACATCTATAAATGTAGTATCTTGTGCTAAATATGGAACTTCATACCACGTATTATTATCACTATCTGTTACTGAAAGAATTTCAATAATTTTGGTTTCTTGTAATTTTATTCGTAAATATGATTCTGCTGCACCAAATGTAAAATATTCTATTTTAGTAGTTCCACTTGATATTTTTACACCTTTCTTTAATAAATAAAGTGATGGAACTTTAGTTGATTGATTTATTTCATACACATCAATAGTTAAAGGATCAAATGAACTTGAATATTTAAAATTACAATCTTCTAATGTTCTAAATATTGTTCCATTATTAGCATTTACAATTGTTCCTTCATTAACTGTTAAAGCATATCTCATATCTGGTTTAATTGAAATACCTGTTCCTATTGCGGGGACTGTTTGAAAAATATCAATTGTAGTAAAGGATGGACTGGTTATTTTTGGTCTATAACCAAAAGTCTGTGCCATTTCATAAATAGTTTTTCTATCTTCTGCATATGCCAACAACATTTCTTTAAATTGAGCATCTACATAATAAGAAAGAACATCACCAACATATGATGCCATTTCAATAAACATCATTCCTGGAGATGCTTCATTAAAATCATTATATGTATTTGGATAATAAGTTTTTGCAAATTCTATTAAACCTTCTCTAAAAGAACCAAAATCTTTATTTAAATAACGAACTTCTTTTTGAACTCTTGCCATTTTATTTCTCCACTAAATTATACATCAGATGTTATGTCTGTTCTGTAGCAAAACTTAGAGTTATAGTTTCAAACATATCTGGATTCATAGTAAGATAAAATTCAATTTCAATATTAAGCTGATGAATTTCAGACTCGTCTGGTTCAATCTCTAATTTATTAATAGATATATATGGTAGCCATTCTGTTATGGCTTCGTTTATTGATTCTTTAACTCTATCCAAAAGATTTTCAGACATAGGTTCAAACAAAACTAAAAGTAAACCTGCACCAAAAGTAGGGTGTCCTACTCTTTCACCTTTGTTTGTTAAAAGTAAATTTCTAAGATTACTTCCAGCCTGAGAAAGAGTGGTTAATGTACGAGGAAAAAATCCCTTAACATCATCGTGTTTCAATGGTAAACTTAAACCAATTGTTACATCTGGATCTAAATCTAATTCTAATGCACTTCGTGCTCGGGCCATTTATTTACTCCATTATGGACGAAAGTTAGTTCCGCCACCTTTTTTTTGGTCAATTGCTTTCATAACATCTGAATAATCTCTTGTTAATGCATTTTGTACATGGTCAGGAACTTGATCAACATTTACTCTTGCATTCTTAATAGTTTGAACTGCTCCTATATCTCGTTTCTTCTGTTTT